GCCACAACCGCACGACGAATCTCTAGCGTTAGACGTGTTTGGTGATGGCTTTCACATTCTCGGAATAGTTCACGGGCATCAAGCAAAACGGCCCGACATGATGGCGACATGGTGGAGACAACAAGCGTTCGGCGCGCAACCCGTATCAGCCGCAAACATTCTCATACACGGTCACTGGCACCACCTCAGAATCACTGAGCTTGGATCAACACCACGAGGTACGTCACGGTTCCTCATCATGGCACCAACAATGGACAACGGCTCGGGCTGGTGGCGACGTATCGCCGGAGAAGATTCCGTGCCAGGTCTCGCAACCTTCATGCTCGAACAGGGCGTGGACTTCACAGGCACCGTATACAAACACTAGGAGGAGAAATGAGCAAGGCACCACTACCCGAACCGAAACCGTGGATTCGTCGCGCCGGAGAAATCATGGAACAAGCGCAAACAATGATGACCCCACCAGCCGACCCACAACTCGAACTGCTAGAGGATGATCCCGAATGAGAATGCCTAAAGACGAAGAAGAAGCTCGCAAAATCTACACCGCGAACTATCAAGCCGGGCAACAAGAAGGCGCAAGAACCGAACGCAACCGCATACTGCTAGCACTTGCGACGGAACGTTACTCCAACGAACTAGACGCAATACAACTCAGCCGCGAATCATGGGATGCGATAGTGCAAATCATTGACGGTTACAGGCGCACCTATTGCGTGATTGATGAATCATTTGATACAGGTGACCTCGTATGAAGTTCCCGAAACCATGCATCACTTGCGGAGTGCTCACACCGAATCAGTATTGCCCTACTCATCAAGCAGCCATCAACCAGGCGCGAGAAAACAACCCTGCCCGAATCGCAAAGAAAAAAGAACTATATAACTCAACATATAAACGAATAAGCAAAGGGGTACGGGGGGGTGCCACCACCTGCCACCTGTGCGGTGGAGGATACAAGGCTGACGATCCGTGGCAAGCCGACCACGTTATTGCAGGCGACCCGGCATCACCACTCGCACCAGCACACCGCTCATGCAACGCCGCACGAGGGAACCGACCCCTCCCCTAGCCGGGTACCGCCACGCACCGCGTAGAGCACCCACCATCAACCGCCAACACAACGGCGGTTTTTGTTTGCCCTCATCGCCGAGGCCCCTGCCCGGCACTTCCCGAGGGGTGGGCAATTCCTAAAAAGCGCTCAACGCCGTACCCCGAGCCAACTGTTTTGTGCACGCCGGAGGTTCAAACGGTTTTGGGATTGCTAGGATTGGCTCATGCCGAACCCACCGAAGCCGACTGAGCTAAAGATTTTGCAGGGAAATCCGGGCGAACATAAGTTGCGCGTGAATGACGCAATCGCACCGCTTGAGTACGGTTACGTTCCGCCGCCTGATGACTTGCGCGAGTCTGGTCTTGCGTTGTGGAATCAAATCTTTGGTGCTGGTGAGTTGTGGATTTCGATTCGCACGGATACTCCGTTGGTGGCGCAAGTGTGTAGGCAAATGGATCGGCGCGACGAGCTGGAGCGGTTGTGGTGGGATGACCCGACAGACCGCAAGATGAATATGAATCTGCTTGAGACTGAACGCGCCATTGTGAACGGTTTGAGTCTTATGGGATTCTCACCGGCTGACCGCACCCGGCTTGGTCTTGTGTCGGCTCGCACAAAATCAAAGCTTCAAGAACTTATGGACATGAAGGCACGCGGTGAGTAGTTGGCCACCGCTGTATTTGACACCTGTCGATAAGGATTCTTTAGCGCGTTCGGATGGTCGCCACGCTGTGCGTTTTGCCGAAGCTTTTGGCTCTATCGGAAAAGATGGCATCGCTGGTCGGGCAGGTTCGCCTTTGGTCTTGCACGATTGGCAGAAAGAACTTTTGCGCCACCTGTATGCGAGAGATGAAAACAACGGATACCTGGCACGAACCGCGCTGATTGGTATGCCTCGTAAGAATGGGAAGAGTGCTTTATCGTCGGCAGCCATCGCGCTCTATTCGCTTATTTTCGAGGGCGTTCAGGGCGCAGAAATTATTTGCGCCGCAGCCGAGAAGGAGCAAGCCAGAATCATATTTGGAGAGTGCCGACGCATGGTTGAGACATCGGAACTTTCTGAGTCGGTCACGCTCTATCGGGACTCAATATATGTGCCGGAAACCAAATCGGTTTTGCGTGTTGTGTCGGCTGAGGCGTACTCGAAGGAAGGCTTGAACCCGTCGCGCGTAATCATTGACGAGTTGCACGCTCACCGTGATCGGTCTTTGTTTGACGTGCTTTCGTTGGCTATGGGCAACCGTGGCAACCTTGCGCAACTTGTCGCGGTCACGACGGCTGGCGTGCGCACCGACGTTTCGGGGCAGGAGTCGGTGGCGTATCAGCTTTATCAATATGGGCAGAAGGTGGCTAGTGGTGAAATCGTTGACCCGTCGTTTTTCATGGCTTGGTGGCAGGCACCGCCGGAGCTTGACTACAAAGACCCGGCGACGTGGGAGATTGCTAACCCTGCATTTGATGATTTGGTGGCTGAGTCTGACTTTGCTTCTGCTGTGTTGCGTACTCCAGAGCATGAGTTCCGCACGAAGCGATTGAATCAGTGGGTCAATGTGAAAAACGCGTGGTTGCCTGCTGGCGCGTGGGATGAGTTAGCCGACGAGACCGTGAGACTCGAACCGGGCGATGAATACTATTTGGGTTTTGACGGCTCGTGGAAGAATGACAGCACCGCGCTCGTGGCGGTCATCATGCCACGGTTTGACGGCGACGTGTTCCGGGTGCTCCGCGCCGGATCGTGGGAAAAGGATTTTGCGGTCAATGATGATTCGTGGGTGATTGATAAACAGGCCGTTGCGAATTTTGTTCTTGACTTTGTGCGCGAGAATCCGGGTTGCAAAGAAATGGTTTGCGACCCGACCTATTGGCAAGACGAAATGATGCAGTGGCTACAAGCCGGTGTGCAGGTGGTGGAGTTTCCGCAAACTCTTGCGTATCAAGTGCCAGCGACGGCCCGACTATTCGAGGGGATTATGTCAAAGAAGTTTCGGCATGATGGAGACCCGGCAATGGCTCGGCACATGGATAATTGCATACTCAAAGCCGACTCAAAGGGCGGTTCACGCATCACAAAGGACTATAGAAACAATCGGCTCAAAATTGACCTTAGCGTCGCGTTGATGATGGCATGGCATAGGGCATCGGCTAAACTCGAACCCGAGGTTATCCCACAATTTTACTTTTAGGCGGTCTCGTGGTTTCCACAATTTTGCAGGTGGCAGGTGTGGCGGTCATCGTCGCCGGGGTTGCGCTTGTATGGCTTCCGGCTGGCATCATCGCCGCCGGTATCGGTTTGGTGCTTATCGGTTTGGCGGTGGCTAGGTAATGTTTGAACGTCTACTTGAGAAGCGCACGACATCGTTTCAGAGCGTGTTTGCGTCGGGTGCGGATTTCGTGCCGGGCACGCTTGCGGGTGTGACGGTTGACGCGGATACGGCACTGACCATCAATGCCGTGTTCTCAGCGGTGAGCCTGTATGCCGACTCTGTTTCGACTCTGCCACTTGACGCGTTTATTCGTCGTGACGGTGAGTTGTATCCGTTCCGGCAGGGCGGCGGTGCGCCGGCGTGGGTGCAAAACCCTGACGTTGATTTTATCGGCTACACGGCGTTTTATTCGGCGGTCATCACGTCGGTCATGCTTGACGGTAACGCGTTCGTGCGCGTCTACTCGAACGGATCGGGTGAGGTTGTAAACCTTGTTGTGTTAAACCCTACTGACGTGACGGTGAAACGTAACGCGTTGGGCCGTCTCACGTTCACGATTACTTCCACGAAGGAAGAGCTTTCGAGTGAGAACATCATTCATGTTGTTGACATTTTGAAACCGGGTGCGGTTCGTGGCACGTCACGCGTTGACGCGTTGAAGGAGAACCTTGCGTTGGCTAAGGCTCTGGAATCGTTCACCGCGACGTTCTTTGGCTCGGGCGTGAGCATGGCTGGAATCATTGAGGTTCCGCAAGCCTTGACTCAAGACCAAGCGGAGCAGTTGGCTGCCGGTGTTGACCGCCGTCACGGTGGGTGGCGACGTTCCGCAAAAACGGGCGTGCTCACGGGTGGGGCGCAATGGAAGAGCACGGGCATCGATCCTAATTCCGCCGGGCTAATCGAGCAGCGCAAATTCGCGGTTCTCGATGTCTGCCGCGCGTTCTCGATTCCGCCTTATCTTCTCGGAGTGACCGACGGCGGTATGTCTTATTCGAGCGTGGAACAACAAGGTTTGCAGTTTGTTGCCATGTCTTTGCGCCCACTTGTGGCAAAGATTGAGAACGCGTTTAGCAAACTTATGAGCCGTACGCCGGGTGGTGAAACAGCGTTTATTCGTTTCAACATGGATGCACTCGTGCGTGCCGATTTGACCGCACGAACCACCGCTTACGCGTCAGCGTTGCAATCTGGCTGGATGGGCATCAATGACGTGCGCCGGAAGGAGAACTTGCCGCGCGTTGACGATTCGTCGGCAGACAAACCACGAGTGCCGTTGGCTTCGGTGAACATTGACGCGGCAACTTTGACGGGCGATAAAGAGCGCGTGCAAATGGCGCAAATGCTTGTTCAGGTTGGTTATGACCCGGCATCGGTTGCAAAGCTTCTCGGCCTTGACGTGTCACACACGGGCTTGCCATCGTCACAGTTGCAACAGGTGGCGATGATTGATCCAGAGAATCCGACGAGCGTTTATCCGGGAGGTAACTAATGCAAGCACCGGGCTATCTTGATCTTGATTGCTATCAGGGCGCGAACTTTGACTACGTACTCACGTGGACAAATTCTGGTACGGCTGTGAACCTCACGGGTTATTCGTCGCGTATGCAGGTGCGACAGTATGCGGATTCAACCGCAACGGTGCTTTCGCTTGTGAACGGCACGGGCATCACGTTGGGCGGTACCGCTGGCACGATTGCACTTGCGGCGGTTGCGACGGCTACGAGCGCGGTTGAGGCTGGTCAGTACGTTTATGACCTTGAGCTGGTTTCAGGTGCCGGTTATGTCACGCGCCTAGTCGAAGGCAACTTTGTTGTTTATGCGGAGGTCACGCGGT